CAATACATCCAGAACTGCTTAATAGGTGTTGACTTCTTAAGGCTCTCAGTCTTCATCTGATATAGCCCATATACCTGCTTAGTGCCTGTGAGGTTACCTACTGCTTTATAATCCCATCTACTCTCTCGATAGATGATCTCGTTATGACATGCTAACTGCTTATCTGTGAGCTGATAGTTAGCCAATTCTTTAAGCTGTTTAATTGCTAGGTCATTCGCCTGTGCATCTAGGGGCGTAGCTATAGATAGAGATATCCCAATAACGATGGCTACCCCCCGAGCAATCCGCGAGCGGCTCGGTGTGAGCCCCTGATGGGCTCTAGCCCTGAGAGTACCAGACGTGTCAAGTAAGTTAGCAAAAGTCCTGTTCAGACGCGTGTCGCCCATAATTGCCTTCCAATAAACGCTGTGTAAGCTGGTGGAATTGATTCTACTAATTCGCCCCAGATCATCCAGTCTATTCCCATTGCTTCATTTGCTTGAGCCATTGTCTTAGCTGTGTGTCCGCCATTAGGTATCTCATCTCTCATTGATCCGTAGATTCCCACTGGCTTACCTTGAGCCTTATGGTTACACGTATTGCCTATGATTGGCACATTAGACTCAAATAGCCTATGCCTGCGAACTTTAAGCCCGAAGCCTGAGCCGCATAATTGAACAACGTTAATCAATGGTGCACCTTGCACATTTTCTATCACATAAGGCTTACCCGACGCGATAAGTGCATCCCTTACCTCTGAAATCATGTTTACCTTGCTGGTTGATTTACCCTGAGCATTGCGTAAGTGTTTCGTCGCACTAAATGTCTGACATGGTGGGCTTGCTGCAATCACGTCGAACTGGCTTAAATACTCGACATCTAGGTAATCTCTGACGTCGCCTCGAATGTAAGTGTGAGGGTATCGCTTGCCATGCTTCACGTCGATCCCAGTGACCTCAAAGCCAGCCCTAGCATAGCCCTCTGACGCTCCGCCTGCTCCGCAGAATAGGTCTAATAGTTTCATCGATTGTCCGTACTGTAGAACCCTGACCCCTTAAACGATACCCCGATAGAGCTATAAACCTTATGCATAGGACTATGGCAGAACGGGCATTCTAAATCGTGAGGCTCATTAATCGATAGCCATTCTTCTACGCGTGCATTACTTTCGCACTTATCGTTATCGCACTCGAACTCATAGGTTGGCATCTGGATCACTCTGACACATTCTGCATACCTGAGTGAACGCCCATGCGCCACACATATTGCATCTCATAGGTTCAAGTGTACCAATATCGCCCTTATAATCCCCGTAACCTGCCTTTAGCAATAGATCGACCAGATCACCCAATCTCATAAATGCAAGGTAGTCCTGAGGACTCTTCTCCCCTTGACCATTCAATCGACTGACTACGATAGGCAAGTCACCAGCTTTACTTGCCCTCTTTGTGACCTGATCGATCCACGCCTTTGGCTGGAACGCCGATCTAGCTTTAACTTCCATGTCGAACGGGACATGNGTTATATCTTTTCCAGCCCCTCGACCGATGTCTGCATGTGGCCACCACTCCGAAAGGTAACGGGCGACCACACGCTCGGTCGAGAATCCTCGATACTTACGGCTTTGTGAGGCCATTGACCGCGTGGCATTTAGAGCATGACCAGCTCTTACTCTTAAGATTGACCTTGATGTCTTTGTAGGGAATTGCCTCATTACATAAGCAGCATCTAGTCGTAAAGGTAAACTCCTCAAGAATTGCTATGACTTCTTTAGATCGATGAATCTCATCCTCTGTAGGGAATGACTCCCATTCGCCGTCTTGGTTCATGAACTGTAAGCGTCCCATTACATTCTCGCTTTCTGGCGTTGCCATGATCCATCTTTAGCAATCTCGTACCAGATCACATCGTTAGGCGACTCGCATCGACCGCCGATCTCACCTGTAACTGCTGCCTTGCATTTCATGTGACCCCATGGCTTGCCAGCCTTTGTCGTGCCTGTCTTCCACATCATCTCACCATGCTTGCAATGAGGGATGTCCTTCTCGGTCTGGCCGCCAATGATCTCTTTCACCGTCGATACAGCTTCCCCCATTGTGGGCGGCATAGTCGCAGGCTTGATAGTCCATGGATCTTCTTCCTTTACTACTGGGATGTAAGTGCCAGATGTCTCTAGCATCTTGGCTTTAGTCTCATCGATGATTGCTTCAGTCTTCTTAACTGTTGCCACTTTGTTCATCTCTTCTCGAGATGCTCGTTTACCTTTAGTGGCATATCCAGCGTTAGCAAGCGCACGACCAATAGCAGAAGTCTCGCAGTTCTCAAGCGCAGAAGTAGCATTAACCCCTCGACCTTGAACGGTCTCTTCAGCCAGCCCTGTTGTCCATGGCCGCGTATCAGCTTCTGTTCTGTATATCGAAGCCTCGACAATGAATCTGCCAGAAGTGTGTTCCATGAGCTTTGTATGTATCTGGCCATCTGGGTGATCCTTCCAGAACTTAATAAGTCTTTCTTCTACTGTCTCGTAATCTTCTAGATTAAACATTTGAGCCCTTCTCAGCTATTACTTTAAGGTGCCAGGTGACTGAATTAAGTTTTAACATTAACTGTTCATTTTGCCAATATAAAGCGTGCTTCATATCGTCATTGAATAACGCTGCTTCTTTCAATTCCTGTAATTGTTCCCATGTCCTAGACATATTGCTCGTCCCTTTCTGTTATGAGTTCACAAGCTAGTGCAAGGTAAGCACACGCGTCGATATAGGAGTCAACGTGGTCAGCGGTTTCTTGGAGACGTGCGAGCTTGACTTCGACCATCGCCAGACACGCTTGATGGTCTGAGATTGGTGTCTCGAGCATCTGTTGGAGTCGTAATGCGATTCTAGTTTGATTGACACGAGGATGACCATAAACTCGTCCTCGGTCTCCAATGATGTCAGTAGCTGATAATAGGACTTCACTTGCTTTCACACTCGCACCCTTTCCTTTGTCTCGTAGTAATCTCTGACTGCTTTGCGTCCTTTGAGATATCCCACGCGAATACCGACAACGCGGCCTAGGTGAAAATATAGTGCGGATAGGACAATCATTGCAAGAACGTCGCCTAATGATGGATCGAACATTTGGAGCCTTTCTATCAACGCCCTTCGTTGATGGCTCTACTGTCTCACGCCCTAAGGGGGAATTCTAGAGATTTAAGATAACGAAATGGTAACAATTCTGAGTCATCCATGTGGTCATCAATGTCCCTGTCGAGATCGTTATCTAGGTCGTCCATAACGTTTCCCTGAGACTACGAACGTGCCGTCTTTCTCTAGATAAATAAGATCGACCTGCACGTTCTTGCCTTCTACGTACATGATGGCAAAGCCTGACTGCCAGTTTGCAGAGCCCTTTGTGTACGACGCCTTGCTAAAGTCCATGAGGTTGCCGACCTCTACGCCATGCAGGACACGCCCTAAACGGCCTCCAGAGGCCTCTGAGAAGGATGATCTGCCCATCCTGTGAGTATGTCCTGAGATGACGCTCTTGCCGTGCCTACGGGCTGCCTCAAGGGCTGAGAGACCGCCCTGAGACTTGATAGGAGTATGATCTCCGTGAACTGCTATCCAGTTGGGAGCAATGTTGTATGGTTTCTTATGAAACGTTATGCCAAGCTCATCAAAGCGCATGAACTTCTCAAAGCGCAACTCAGGCAAAGAAAGGAATGAGGGTATCTTTCTCATAATTTGATTGTATAGGCGATCCGTATGATTGCTACGGATGCATTGTGTTACTTGGAGATCGTAAAGTACTTGAACAGCCTCATCGCGATCATCTCCAAGAGTCTGCTCATAAGCCTCTGGCGTCCCTTCTGACCACTTGCTGATGGTGTTAAAGTCGATCTCATCTCCGATTGTTACTACCTCATCGGGTCTGAACTTACTGATAAAGCTGACTAGATTTTTAACTGCGTGTCGATCGTGGAAGGGAACCTGCAGGTCGCTCACTATGACAATGCGTTTCATTAGTCCTCGTCTTCGTCGTCCTCGTAAGGTAGGCGATCCACTCGGTCAGGGATCGATGGCAGTATCCAGTCAGGATAAGCATCTCGGTCTGCGATGATTGCTAAACACATGTCTACGGCAAAGCCTGCGCGTCGCAGAGCTCTATACATTTCATGAAGGCTGATAGCCCATGCGTCAAGCTGTGAGTAAGTATCGAGATCGATTACTTTCTTTTTTGCCATGTCAAAAATTATCGCTCTAGAAGGATGTTATAAATCTCATCGACACGCGAATGAAGGCGCTTAATTTCAGATAGCAAGTGAGTAATGACGAAGCCTGAGAGGCCGCCTACTACTGCAAGGCTTGCAAAGTAAAGGGTGAAAAAGTCTGTCTGTGTCACTTTTTCTCTACCGTATCTACAGCCGTCTCGATTGCATCTACTAGGATGTCAGCAACTGCCTTCTTTGCTCTATAAGACTTGATCGCTGTACGGATCACAGGGATCGCTATGAGCCCAAGTGTTGCATAGATAATTGCTTCCATTAGTTTCCACCTATCATTGGGATATTAAAGAATGAACTGTCTTCATCGCCCTTGATAGTAAAGCTGACGTGCGCGTGATGATTATGCTTATTGATCCCATCATAAGGACGCCAAGCCCAAGCCTTCTTAGATGAGGCAATCTTGCCGTCGAAGATGATGTAACTAATTCTCTTATTGCCAGACTTTGCTGCGACTCGAATCTGATCAACCAAGTCAGGCATGAGATCGGGCTTTCCTTTTTTCCCTGAAAGGTCGCGGTCAACATCGATGGCACGTACCCATCCTTGCTCATCTGGATTATGATCAGACTTGCGTGCAGCGTGTCTAGTGTCGCCGATCCAGCCGTCCGAAGTTCTATCTCTATCGGGGAATGCATCGTCAATCTGCTCGCGTAGTTGGATCGCTGACTTACTCAGGCGCGGCTTCACAGGCTACACACTCCCACTTCTTTAGATCGCTAAGCGTCAATTCTGGATGATTGCATGGCATAGGTGCAATGAATGCATCATCAATCGGATCGTAGGTATAACCGATCCCTGCATAGTTATAGCGGATCTTGCCGTTGTAACTAGTCCGCTTGCAGACTTGACCTTTTACTTCCGAGTAGGCTTGCTCCCAGTCGGTTATGCCGTCAACTTCTTCCCATTCGTCGCGCCCTGCGATGACTGCTGTGACGATGTTATTTTCATCGAGGAATGCATAGTGAGCCATTAGACAGTCACCGTTCCTGTTCCTGCTGTGAATTGATAGACACGATATCCAGCGCGTGTCGGCTGTGTATAAACTAAAGTGCCACCGATTGAGCTAAGAGGCGCAAAAGTGTCTGGATAAGCAAGGATGACAATTCCAGAACCGCCAGAACCTGCGCCACCAATATTGTTCACGCCACCATCGCCGCCGTTGCCAGTATTGACTGCTCCAGAATTGATTGAGCCGCTGGCATAATTACCTTTACCACCGACTGATCTAGTAACTGCTGTACCGTTGATTGAAGAAGATGATCCTACGCCGCCAGCACCTGGGGTATTGCTAACTGGGGCTCCGCCTACGCCACCAGCGCCACCACCACCTGCCGATGCTGATGCTGAGCTAGGAAAGTAGTCACCGCCCGCATTGCCCTGACCTGATGGAGAAGCTGCACCGCCAAGATTTGTTGAACCTGTGCCAGTATAACCTCCACCGCCGCCAGAACCACCAGCTGCACCGCTACCAGAAGATTGTCTGCCACCTGTGCCGCCACCTGTTGAGGTTATGGATGAGAAAATCGAATTGACTCCGTTAGAGCCTTCTCCACCACCTGCGCCGATTTCGACAGTAAAGGATGCACCAATGCTAAAACTATTAGCAGTTCGATATCCACCTGCACCACCACCACCTGTGCCTGTGTTGGTAAATCCACCGACTGCAACGCCGCCGCCTGCTCCGCCTGCGATTACTAAATAATCGACAGAAGTAGGTTTAACGGCTCCCTGACTTTGAGTGATGGCTGCAATTACGTTGGCAATCATTATGAAATAGCGCCTACTACGTACCACGCATCTGTGCCTGTCTTGATACATGCAGCAGACTTATATTGTGCAAGGGTAGGAGATGCTGCTGTTGCGCCTGCAGATAAGATTGTAGTAGTGCCAGGTGTTACAGCAGAGATCGTGCATAGACCAGCGCCAATGTTTAAGATTGTTAGCACTGTGCCAATAGGGAATGCTACTGAGGCGTTGGTAGGGATTTTGTAGGCAATCGCTGTAGCCTTATTCATGAGCTCTAATACCTGATAGGTATCTGCAATCACTGCCGTGTAATCCGCAGTCTGAGCTGCGCCGATGGTAAAGGCTACTAGGCCGTTATAGTCTGCGGCTGTAAAGATGTCGCCTGTTGTCGCTGGAAAGCCTTCTGCCATGATTTATCTCCTAGTATCCCATTATGGATTGTCCGATTATACCGTAAGTGCTAGATCCTATGATGAACCCTTCAACTATAGGCTCAAGTGTTGTCACTGTGCATTTCATGCTATTAGGGGTTATGTCCCACGCCAAGCCCTGCGCTTGCAAGGTCTTAACGATTGTCGAGCCGTCAGGCTGGACGTTAGTGATCTCTAAATTTTGAAAATAGTCTAGGCCGATCATTGTGTCTGTAGGCACGTCTGGATCTAATAGATCAACCGTCATGGCATCGATGCGGATTGTCGTCTCTTTACGAGTTGCCACGTAGATGTCTGCAATGTTCTGAACCTGTGCGTCTGTCTGAGCCACTAGGTTTTCGACGTTCATACCGTGAGGAAAATACTTAGCAATAGAGTCAGCATCAAATGAGGAGACTGTAGACCCTCCTACTCGAGTCATAGTTGCATCATTTATAATGAGCTTGTCATCAAAGGCAAACTTAAGGTCTGAATAGGGGATGCCAGTGGTTTGGTTAAACTGGATCGGGGTTGCCGCTAGAGATCCAACCACATCCTCACGATCCTTAAACTCTGCTGTGCCATCTGTGCGAATAAAGAATGCTCCCTGCTCAGTGAACTCTGCAACCTGTAGGGCTGTGAGGCTTGAGCGTGTAGTGGCTGGATCGGCTTGGCAGGTAGTCGAGCCTGTATCTATGATCCTCATGTTTGCTGGAAAATCTACTTGATCGAGGATCTTGCCTATGCGAGTGCCAGTGGTCTGTCCAGCGCTTGAGTCTGCGATAGTTGACACGTTAGCCATTGCAAAGAGGCGAAAGGCGTCAGAGCAAACTAGGTCGACATAACCAATCTCCTGACCTTGAGGGTAGGTGTATCTATAGTCCTGAACATAACCTGAAAAGAGAAAGTGCTGTGTTGTAGCAGTAGTCGCAGCTACGCGGATCTTACGAAGAGGAGTAAGAAAGCCAAAATAAGGAGAAGATACATTTTGAGGGTTAAAGTAACTTTGAGGATCTAACACTCGAACTGTGCATGAGCCAGCCTCATAGGTGTCACGCATGATGTTACGCCCACGACGGATCGTGATTTGTCTAGTTACATCGCTAAGATCGACAACAGGATCTGGCACTTCTGAACTGGCAAACTGACTGACTCCTATGACGCCGTACTTCTCATCTCCGATAGTAAAAGGATAGCCAAAAGTAGCGCCTTGGCTAAAGTCAAAGGAGACTGAGATTGTTGCTGGAAGGGTCATTCTGCGATGTTGCCGAATCTGCCTTGTCGGTTACTGCGACTTGCCGATCCTGATAGTCCTTGATTAATTGTTGAGTCACGTATTGCGCTGCCCACTGTTTGACCATCTAGATAAATTTGAATGTTGAGCAACTGGCTTTCTGCCGCTTGGGCTGCGTTGTAAGCTGTCGCCAATTCCATTTGTGCATCTGAAAAAGATGAAGAGACTTCTACTGGCTTTTCGCCAAGAGTTGATACTGAGACTCCTAAAGAAGCAGCTGTCCAAGCCAATACATCTGCAGGGATCTTCCAATTCTCGTACGGGTTTGGAGCCTTAGGAGTAGCAAGCAGGGCAGCCTGTAGAAGATTGTTGCGTTTGACTGCCTCTTCTAATTGACCAGCTAGCTTTGTTGCTAAAGTCTCGTTCTTATCTAGCAGCGCGATCTGTAGCTGTAGGGATAAGCGATCGCTCTCACTAATCTTACCCTTCAAGGCTGCTGCTAGTCCGATCTGTTCTAACTCGAGCATCCGAGCAGACTTTTCTAGTGCTGTTTTTTTCTTGGCCTCTGCTAATTGCTTGCCTTGCATTCTTGCTAGTTCTTTTGCACGCTTGTCCGCATCTGCTTGCAGTTTGGCCGCTGCCGCACGTTCTGCTGCTGTTGCAT